CCTTTTACTTCGTTGACATGATCCTTACCTTTAGGGTCAGTGGGATCATAAAGGATAGAACGGTTACCTAGAGCACGAGGACCAGCCTCTGATCTGCCTTGGAACAATGTAACAATCTTACGATCAACAAGTAGAGCAGCAATGTCTTCTGGTGTTACGTCTGTTGTTTCAATATCACCAAAGTCATAAGACTCTTCACGTTCTGGTCCAAGGTACAGGGTAGATAGAGGACGTTTAGTCTTGTCCTTAGTCTCTGTATAGTGGAGCAGTTGAGCAAGACCTAGTGCCGTACCACCATCATGTGAGATAGGATCAACATAGATGTTCAGATCAGGAAAACGTTTCTTATAGTAGTAGTTGGCTACACAGTTAAGACCGTAACCGCCAGCAATGACAATGTTCTTCTTGCCAGTCATTTCCACAGCTTTTTCAATCAAGTCACCAACAAGACGTTGGGTCTCATCTTGAACTGCCCATGCTAGATTTTTAGCAGCTTCTGTAACCTTAGAAGGATCATTGTGCCAAGCACGTGGATCTTCCTTAAGTTCTAGGTATGGGTGACGTGTGTGGTCTATGTAAGCACCAGCAGGGTAGTTAGGGATAAATACGTTCTTATTACCCCTCCCTCCATAGAAGAGAGAAGGGATAAGTTCATCGTCTTTACCGTAAGGTGCAAGACCCATAGTCTTTCCAGCTTCAATGAACCCAAAACCAAGGTATTCAGATACAGCCTCATATGCTTTAACGAGGGTGATAGCTGAGTCCATTTCCATGTTTTGCCCAACTACACGTTGTGTGTCAGCATTACCACCTAGGGACTGAAATACAGGTTTGATACCATCTTCATAATCACAATTAAAGATACTCTCAGTCTCAAAACCAGGGTTTTTACCACCCTCTTCATCTACCTGAATCTCTTGACGAGTACCAGACCCGTCTACAATAACAGCAGCAGCATCGTCAAAACCTGAGTTATAGAAAGCTGCAGCAGCATGTCCCATGTGGTGTAAATGGCCTAGATTTAGGACTTGAACTTTAGGGTTATGCTTACGGACTAAGGCAGAGTATGGGTCTTCACCTGTCCAAGGTAGACGAGGATGTTCAGGGCTAGTTCCTCCAAGGACAAGAACATCAATACCGTGCTTTAATCCTTCAAGGATACCCATGAGTGGGTTACCATCGTACTTACTACGGGACAGTCGTTCCTCTTCAATATAGAACTCAAGCTTACCATCAACAAGAAGAGCAGCACTACCATTATGGCCTGGGTTAATTCCTAGAATATTCATTTCACTTCACCTTCTTTTCAATGTCTTTTACGATAGACTCGTACATTTTATTGATCTCTTCGTCTGTGAACTCTACAGTGCTTTCGTTGATACGATCAGCAAGGTGACCTTCAAGACCAGAAATACGAATAGGTGAATAAACTTTAGGAGTGTCCCTTTCAATAATATTAAAATAGTTAGGGTAGGTGGTATTAATGGCAAACGTTGAACCAAGTACCACTGTGCCTGGTTTATTCAAAGCCCTAGCCATGTGTTGACCGACAGAATCACAACCAATAAAGTAGTCAGCTGCATCAATAAAAGCAGACCACATACGTAAGTCAGCTTCTGGCTTCATCGTATAAGTATCTTGCTCCATCCAAAAGTTTTTCTCTGCAAACAGAACAAGGTTGTACTTAGTTGAGAGCTTCTTAACAAGTTTAAGATACGTGTCAGGATTAATAGAACGAGAGGACTGATCCATCAAAACATTTTCAGAGGGCTTCTCCATAGATCGTCCAAATGGTTGGATTACTACAGTCTTTTGCTTCTGTTGCTGTTGCTTAACTTGTTGCATAAAGTTAGCAGCTTGGAGTTCTTCACTCCTACTTGTCTTAAGGACTGGAACACCAAGGTCTGAGTGATCATCTGTCTCGTTGATCAAGTAGTCAAAGGCTTCTGCCAATGACTTTTCTTGCTTAAAGTAACCAGGAACACGGTAAGGCTCAGGTGAAATAACTCTGTCAGCATCTAAAAGAAACTGTTCAAATGCACCCTTTTGATCTGGGTTAAACACCTTATCCTGTAGTTCAGGAATACCCCAGTACAGTGTATCCCACCCGTTGACTAAAATCCTGAAGTCACTGTTAGTTTTGTTATACTTGATAAAGGCGGGGATAGATGCAATAGCTCTACCAGCACCCCCATCAATCATAAAGACGGTTTTCATTTATCTTCTCTCTTATTATTATCTTTACAGAGCCAACAGGCACTGGTGATTAGTTTAGCACAAAAATACTCTTTTATCAAGAAGGTTTAGTAGGCCAAATGTAGTTATCTATTTCTTCAACATCACCAAACTCTTCTGGTGCATTCCTAAGATTTTCTCTGTAGGTAGTCCAAGCAGTTTTTGTTTCGTCATCCAAGCTGTCCCATAAGTCTTTCCAAATAATCTTAGACTCCCTATCACTCTTTTCTAGCAGATCGTCACGATCTTTTCTAAATACTTTGATAGCATAATCGAATCTACGGACTAATTCACCAGAATTATTTATCTCATAGTTTTCTTTTATTCCGTTATCTTCCCCCATATCAATAAACTCTTGATCAGAGATTTGAATATAAAAAACATTATTTACTTTTATACTAGAAAACCATTGGTTAAATACCATAAACCCTTGCCCAGATGAAGAAGCAAAATTAAAATCGTCATCGCATGTACCTAGTATTTTATTTTGATAATAAACAACTTTCACTGTAATCTCCCTTATACGCAGAATGATTTGTGTGTAAGGTACATCTTACAACAATCTGTTTTTGGGTCAAAAGTCTGACACAAAACAATACAACAAGCTTCTCTCATTTTACTGTTACTAGGCAAAGTAGAGGGGTTACTGATTGAAAAACAAGAACTTAAGAAAGCTGGGCATGTGTGATTACTGTAGCTCAACAACGGGCAAGTTAGCCTAAAGCACTGGGCAGGTTGGCATATTTGAGCAGGTATCGGTGCTGTACCATTTCCCAGTGTTGCAATCGGTATTGTATCTCCCGCAGTTCCTGCTTCTGATGCAAAACCCATCCATTGACAAGAATTATTTTGCTGTGCTTTAGTAGCAACACTATACCTAAGATCATCTTCAAAGTAATTGAAGAAGAGTACGTGACAATCAGATCCAACTACTTTTGCATCTTGAGGCATGTACTCAAATGTTCCATAGTAACAATTTACGTTACAGGCTGTGCAAGCACCAGTAGCTTTACATTTTATATAAACACAGTAGCAGTTATCCAAGCAAAGACAAGAGCCACAGCCACAAACGTGCAAGTATTGGAAATGTACGTCAGTTCCGAAGAAGCATTGATTTTGGCGGGCTGCTGGACCCATAAATCCAGATCGGTTACTATTATAGTAGTAATCAAACCTTTCCTGTCCCCTTTGGCAGGGGCCACAGCAACAAAATTGTATTTGTTTGGCATCAGAATTGTGTATACAACAAACACCAAAAGTGTAAGAAACACAAGATGTTGTAAGATCATCAGGCTCAGTAAATGCCATTGTGTTGTGATACACATGGCTGCTCCAATTATAAGCACTTGCAACAGGTCTTGAGTCGCAGTACATATTGCAACTTGAGGGACATTGAGAACAAATTGAAAAAGTCTCTCGAAGACACTGAATATTTTGACAATAGTCTTTACCTGAGTGTCTAAGACTAGGTCTATCCCCAACAAACTCTCTGTCATTGTTAATTGGTCTAAATCTAGTCTCAGTTAACCAACCATTAACAAAGTACTTCCTTGAAGAATTGTCACCAAACTTAAATATGTCTTGAGGTAAAACACAAAAAGCTCCAGCACAGGGCTGACTATTTGTGGATGTGTTAAAGTTAGTTAGGGCTGTAACATCATTAACGCAACCTAGTAAGTATAGACAACATGTAGAGTTATCTACGCAAAACCTAAAGCATACGTTACAACCAGAGGCAGCAATAGATTGAGAGCAACAAAACCCAGCAAAAGCATTGCAGTTCTGTCCTGCAACCCACATAGGTGCCATAAGAAACCATTGTTCACAGGAAGCACTGTCAAAACAACCTGTATGAATTGCTCCTTGAGGCAAGAACTTACAAGTACAAAATGTGTTACTGTTTGCATTACAACAGAAGAACGAAGGTGCTGATGCACAGTATACTTGGTTACCAGCAGTGGCGTTACCATGAAAGAATGGGTGCTCGTCAAGCATAACAAGGAAACCACCAAAAGTATTGCAGTTTTGATAGCACCCTGCAATAGCACAGTCTGGGGTCATACAAATCATTGGAGATGTTGAATCACAGCAACAGCAAAGTACACCGTTAACATGTCCAATACAAAAAGCACCATCAAGTTCTGCATTATGGCACATACACTGTATGTTTGAGGAAACAACCCCTGTCCCTTGACCAGTAGGTTTAAAGGCACCAACTCTCATGTAAGAGCCACACCAGCCCTTGTACATACAGTTGCTACATTTGCAACTGTGAATTGTGTGAACAGGTTCTGTCCATAAGACCCAGCCATTCTCGTCCTCAGACATGGGCCAGAATTTTCTTTCACCCTCTAGTGTTACGTCTCCGTTGGCTGGGCTATTAGCACAAAAATAAGTAACCATTGTCCTGTTTGTGCTTGCAATACACCCACTAGCAGGGTTTAAGGAAACGTTACTGTCTACCTCTTCTACGTAAAAATACTCGCAGCCATGTAATCTACAGTGACAGTTACAACAATCTTGACAATGAAATATTTTTGACCTGGAACCATACATCAGGTTCCCGTTCTTAGTTAAGTTCCCTAGTCTCCAGTTTCCGCAAACGTCACAGTCAATACTTACAGGTGTTGTACATAGTTCATTACCACTGGAACATTTTTGAAACTTCCAAAGTTGCATACCACCCAGTAGACCTGGGTTCGATTGGTCTGCGGAAAGTGGTTGCAAATAACATTTAAGTTTCGAGCAGTAACAGCACCCAGAAGCATAGCAAGCAGTCCTTTGAGTAGGGATAGCCACGTACCAGTAATCGCCAGAACAAGAGCAAAACACCATACTTCCATTAGCTACTTCGTAAGGAACCATTTGTGTCTTGCAATAAAATTGGCAACTTCTACTAGAACTATTATAACTACATGATAAACCAAACTGTGCATTCAAAGCAAATAAAGTATGACATGGTGCCGAATTACTATAACACGTGCAACAAGCACTACCGCCAGATCCACAGCATCTTTTAGTACAGCACACTACTGTATAACTATTTGCAGGAACTGTAGGAGCAAAACAATGAGACCAAGAACTGCAATTAAACGTGTTGAAATCCCCAGTACAATTGCACTCTGCCACGTAGTCTTCAGAAGCAACATTTAAACATAAGTTAGCAGAAGAGTACTCTAGATTTTGCAAACCAGTACATGCAATAGATAAGCATTTTGTACCCGAAGCTGCATGAGTTCCGTTTAAGTAGCCTGTAGTACCACCCTTACTCATCCTAAAAAAGTTATCTTGTCCTGTCCTAAAAACAATTTCTAAGTTGTTTCCGTTACCTGCGGTTGCGGCAATATTCAAAATTTGATAACATTGCTGTTCATTGCTACTGCAAAATGGGGAGCAATTAAACATGTAACCACAAACACCTGTATTGTGATTTCCTGTTATGGAGAAAAGAGTAGGATCACCTTGAGTTAGTTCAATTGTCTTATCTACACAGCCATCAGAAGAAATTGAGTAGGAAATTGGTTTACCAGCACCAATAGAAGGCGTACCTGAAGCAATTGTAAAACAATTAGTTCCTTCTATGCCCCCGCCTGGTGCACCACCGCCACCTCCTGTGGCTGCAAATGTAGAGTAATTACTCATTTTTTATCCCTCTTTATTGTGCGACTGCCCAACCAATGGTGGCATCTACGTATTGTAGTTGAAATGCTGCATAAGCAGAATCAATAGTCATGTCTTCTGCTAAACTCATAATGTTAGATCCGTTACGACCTAAAACATTATCAGTGTTACCTGCAATTTCTGTAATTGCTACTGTGTCTCCTGCACTAGGGGAGGCTGGTAGTGTAAGAGTAATTGAAGATGCATTTAAAAAATACCTACGATCAGCAACAGCTGTAGTATTAGAAGTTACTACTACAGTTGTGAACTCTTCTTTTTTAGTATCTAGCTGTGCCTGTACGTTTGTATTTACACCCGTTACACCGTTCAAGTCTGCAGCCGATGCAGTAACTGCTACACCACCAATCTGCAGACCAGTCGAAGCATTTATTGTTGGGGCAGTTACGGTACCTGTAAAAGTAGGGTCTGCCGTAGGAGCAGCACCTGTTACCTCTGCGACAGATATTGTACCGTCTGCGAGTTCACCACCTGCAGATACTAAGTCTGCTAATACTCTTGCCTTACTCATCTTTTATAATCCCAATTAAACATTAATTTTCTCAACTACAAATTCAGTGCAAAGACATGAAGTGTCGTTATTATGGTATATACCAACTCTCCAAGATTTTCCAACAATTGCAGTATTTCCGTATCGGAAACTACTAGATGAGATGCATTCTGGTGTTGACGTACCGTAAGAATATAAAGCATCACTAATACGACAAGCTGTATCTAATTTACTTATATCTTCTATAAAAGGTGCATACTTAAAACTTTGACAACAACTACTACAGGCAAGACCTGTTGATCTAACGCCGTTATGTTGCATTGATGTGCAGCCACCTGCACCATAAGTGAGGTTCTGGTTAAAATGTAAACTATCTCTATTTAGACCACCGCCACCACAGCCTGGTGCTCTCCAATTCTGACCGTGGTACAAGTCAAGTCTAACCTCGTACCCTGTATCTGATATTTTGTAAACTCCATTTAAAAAACAGCAAGCATTACGACTACAGCTCTCATTAAAAAATCTTAGAGACTCAGAATCGTCATGAAACACATAAAGCTGTCCAGTACCAATACCATACCCTATTAAGTTACTATTAGGCATATAGCAAGTCTGATTACCGCATTGGCTAATGCAACAAAACGTTGTTTTATCTGAGCAGTACACTGGTATAGTGCACGAGACAAAGGTGCAGTCAGTTCCAACTCTGCTATAAATTTTCTGTACTACACATGTTTCATTATTATCCAGCCCAATGACAACTGCTTTGTTATGTGCAATTGGACCCGCATACGGTGTTACGCAACAATAGTTGCCAAGGCAAAAATACCCATCAATCACACCATTTTTCAGGATTTGGTAGTGTCTGCTTGCATTATTTGCGTGATTAGTTGTATGGACGTATCCAGGTTTTCCCGCATATGTGTGAGTGTGGTATTGGGCGTATGTCCCACATGTATAAAATAAACATCTTGCTGAAAGTGAAGACCCAGTGTATCTGTAGATACATGAATGCCCACCATTGCTACTGCACCTAATTGTTCCAAAGTATATGTTACAGCAGCCATCAGAAACTATTGTTGGATTCTCTATGTTTCCTTGGGAATTGCTAGAGCATAAGACAGTAGTCCAATTTGATTTAGCCGTAATAGACCCATCATCTTCATCAATTTGAAATGCTCTAGCACATAATCTAGTGCAACAGTCTTGACCAGTAGAAAAGGTAGCAATAAATGTATCGTCTGAAACTGAAACAATCCCAGTGTTGCATATCTGCTGGGCGCAGTGAGTCGGGCCTACTACGTCTTGTGTTGTACTACAATGATCATAACTCTTAATATATTGCGGCAGTGGAACACCATAGGTATTACATCCACTAATCAGACCACCCCCGCCTGAGCCACCGCCTCCACCAAAAAAACTACTTGTAGTACCCATTTTATATCACCTTTTCTTTATGAGAACGCCCAGCCGATAGTCGCATCGACGTATCTCAGGGACAGGACGAGGTAGGCTGAATCTATTGTTAAGTCTTCTGCAGCACCCATGATGTTACTGCCATTTCTTGCTATACTACAATCTGTGTTTCCTGCTACTTCAGAGATCCTTACTTCGTCACCTACACTAGGTGAGGCTGGAAGTGTGAGTGTAACAGCTGAACCGTTGAGGTAGTAATGATTGTCTTTGCTTGCTGTTGTGCTTGAGGTCACTACGTTTGTTGTAAAGCCTACGCCTGTTAGACCAGAGCCATCACCCGTGAAAGATGTGGCTGCTACAACTCCTGTGACTGATACACCTGTGCTAGTGGTGGCGAGT